TGAAGCGTTTGTTCCTAGTGTTGTGTTTGCTACTACTGCTAAATCATTTGAGAAACTGGTATCTCCCGATGCGTCAGAAGTAACTGCTTTTGAAGCGGCAGTAGTGCCCAGAGTAATTCCATCAATCATACCAAGTTCGGTAGGGGTAACTGCACTAGAGGCAGCTACTTTACCATCACCATCAGTAATCATCACTCGATCACCCGTTAAATCACTAGTAAGAACAGTAGATATTGCCCCTGCTATGTTAGCTACTCGACGGGCTTCAACGGCTGTAGAGGCTGCTGCTGCAACAGTAGCGTTGTCTGCAATAGCTGTGTGTACCGATAATCCATCATATTTAAGTGTAGCTGCATCTACTATACCTACGCTTAGATTAGAAGCAGTAACAGGAGATAGTGATGTATTAGATGTAGGATCTTTAGTGTCACTAAGTTTAAATGTTTTAGCCGATTCATCATAGAAAAGAGCGGCATTACCTTGATTGCCACGATTAAATAAAATGCCGATATCATTAGCAGGAGACCCAGTAGTACCGTTTGCTAACATTATCATGGTGTCATCGACATCCATATTAGTAGTGTTAATAGTTGTTGTATCACCGTTAATTGTTAAGTTGCCTGTTACGATAACGTCATCAGTAAATGTGGTTGTAATATTATTAGCAGCTCGTCTTGCCTCAACTGCATCAAGCTGAGTTTGGATAGCGGCGGTAACACCACTTACATGGTTTAACTCTGCTAGTGTAGTAGTAGCAACGCCAACTTTTCCTGACCCGTCTGATGCTAAGGCGCGAGATGCTGTAAGATTGCCTGTTGTAATTGTAGATACGGCACCAGCGATATTGGCTACGCGTCTCGCTTCTACATCATCTGATCCACCACTTGCGGTAGAAACATTATCCTGCACTAAATCAATATTAGCCTGTAGTCGAGTGAAGCTTACAAAATCATTAGCAGCTGCTACAAGAGTATTGGCTGCTATTCTAGCTTGAAGCGCTGTATCTTCGTTAGTAAACGCTGTAACGTTAGTAGCTAAACGAGACTGTAAAGCTGTGTCTTCGTTAGTAAACGCTGTAACGTTAGTAGCTAAACGAGACTGTAAAGCTGTATCTTCGTCATTCATTACTGTAACGTTAGCAACTCTTCTAGCTTCTACAGCGGTAGTAATAGCTACATTAGTAGTAAGTCTAGATTGAAGGCCTGATAATTCTTGAGCAACGTTCGCCACTCCACCTAAAGCGGGCGTTGTAATATTAGCTTGAGCACCAGATGTACCAGCAATGTTGATTCCTTCATTGCCTAGATCAGAAATTGTAATTCCCCCTAGTTTAATTGAGGAACCTGTGAGATGTAGATCTTTCCATTTTTTAGAGGCAGAACCAAGGTCATACACTCCATCTGCTGAAGGAATTAAATTAGCGCTTAGAGTTACTGTGTGACCATCTGTATCAACAATAGATGCAACATTCGATTGAATTTGCACCACATTTTGATTCTCGTTAGTATCAATAGTAGAGATTAGATTGGCAAGAGTAACCGATTTGGTTTCATCATTTTCAATATCAACTGCTACAAACTGCGTATTTGCTACGGGAGTTTGTAAATTATTAAGTTCGGTAATCTTTTTATTAGCCAATGATCATTTCCTCGCCTGATTGAGTTAACAGAAAATCACGTAGTTCTGTAGTACTATTACGCTTCTGTAAATTTAAGTAATCTTGAGTTATAAACAGTTTTCCACCCTGTTGAGTGTGTAACTCAAATCCATCTTGCATAATTATAATGTTCTTATCAGCAAGCTGTCTAATTATAACTTCTGAGTTTTGAGTTATAATAAATCCAGAACCGTCTTCTAACTCAACGCCAAATCCTTCTTGAATAGGAGCTGCTTGACGTAGTATAAACTGGTCTGACTCTGTGGACAATAGTTGGTCGTCTGCTTGAAGAAGAATTCCAAACACATCTTCGTTTCCTGCAAATTGACGAACTAAGAAGTCAAGAGCCTGAGTCTGGATAAACTCACCTGACTGAGTAAGAATAGCAGTAATATCGCCATCATCTGTATCAGGAGTAGGTACAACTGCATCTGCTCCAAAAAATCTTTTAATAGATGACAGTGATAGAGCGAGTCTAAGGCGCGTAATCATTAGTCACGCTCACTTATATATAGCACTCCTGTACCTGTGGTAGCAATAATTGAAATATACTTATCGTTTTGTGCGGGAACATTGTCTGCGCCTAGTGATATGTCGTATGGAATTTGAGCAGGTATGAAATGTGAGTTAGAGGTGTTAGCCTCAATAGTTCCAGATCCAGTTTCAAAAAATGCATTTACCGTAGAATAAAGAGTCACTACACGGGTAGCGTCTGATATCTGTGGTGATGTGTTAGCTGATGTAGTAAAAGGTACTTGATATCCACGATGTTGCTTGAAGGCTAGTACGGGGATTGGATCGTTTCCATCATCTCTTGGTTGTTTGCTCATGTCTTTTCTCCAATATTGATTTCATTACGTTTGTAGCAGTGTTAGTAAACAAGCCGGGGATAATAGCGTGAATAATAACAGCAGGAATTACAAGTTGTAAGCGAATAGCTACTACAATCGCCTGATATGCGTGTTGTAGGCCTGATTCATTAACCTGCTTTAGATGAGCTTTACATGCTTTTGAAAACATCATCTCTCCACGAATTTGACAATTGTGTAGTAATCATCAACCTTTTTAATTTCTACAGTATCCTTTTTACAAGAATATCTTTCTCCAGCTTTTATTCCTACATTACGTTCAATTTTTCTTTTAACTGCAAGACATTCAGACAGTTTAAAGTGAGGTGTCCATTCTATTGGACTTCCTCCTACTGATAAGAATAGTACAAATAGTGTTTCTACCATTAGTGCTTCATCTTCTCACCTTCTTTCGTGCAAGATAGATGTCCTTTCTTAAACTGCGTCTTTGCAATCTGCATAGCCTGTTCACACTGTTCCATTGATTTATACTTACCAAGTTCCATCATAGAATGGTCTGGTTTCATTAACATTAATATAATAGCTATAGTTTCCATTTTAGTGTCCTGAATGATCTTGATTTGCTGTCGGCGCTTTCAAATTACTTGCCGCATGTATGAGATCCATAATATCGTTACGAATCTTTTCATGTGTTTCTTCTAAGTTTTCAATACGTTTTAACATAAAATCAATCTGCAATTTCTGCTGCTGATCGAATGGAGCTTGGCCGCTTTCAATCTCTGTTGTTAATTTCTCAAGTTCTGCTGCAACGTGTTCAATCATCATAAACTGTTCAGAGTCTGCCGGTAATGAGCCCATTTCACCACGAGGCCATTTAATACGAAACTCTGTATTGAATTCAAGGTCTGACTTCATCATAGTCTGTGAGGTTTCAAGATTGTTTAATCTCTCCACAATTCCAAAATAAGCCCATGTTGCAATTGATGCTGCTGCAATCAAACTTATCATATTGCGTAGCGGTAGAGCTACTTCAGTGTTTTCACTTATCTTTGCCATTCATCACTCCTGCGGGCCTGCGGCCGGCTTTATCCTAACTTTGCGCGAAGCGCTTGCGATTTTTTTATGTCTTTCATCCCAGCTCACACGATGCAATTCGTTATCCAAGTGCTGTTTGACATATGCTCTCACCCACTCTTCAGTTCTGTCGTCTCTAGGGGGAGCGCAATCCCAATCGTCAGTAGGATCGTTCGTCATTCCATTAAGTCTCGCATCAGCTTGTCATAGTTATTAATCTGTACCGCTACAGCAGGGCCAGAAGCCTTCGGCTTCAAGCTTGTCTCTACCTCTTGTAGATGCTTCATCCAGTCGAGAAGGTCTTTTTTAGAGTAGATGCCTGTTTCCACAGCTTCTTGTATCTTTTGGTCGATCACAGAGTTGATTAAATTGATGCGCTTAATTCGATTAAGATATCCTTGCGTGGCGAAGACTGAATCAATGTAGTTCTTCACTTCCTTTTTCTCTATGACCGCAGTCACTCGATCCTCGCTAATACCATACTCATCAGCTATTTCGTTTACGCCCTTACCGGATAAGTAATCGTTAGCTAGCGCAAGCACAACCGGGTCCAGAGGCGGAGCCTCTAAGCTGCGGTTTAGTGCATCAACAGACGTAGTAACTGTTGTATTATTTGTCTTTTTCATACGTTCACCTCGTAAACTATAACAATATCTAGATCTGCAATGCCATAAGGAGCCATTAGACCTTCATCAGTTCTGAAAGCTATCACACGAGCCTCTTCTACTTCAAGGTCACGGTGTGACGCAGCAAATTCATCTATGATATCTTGTTCTATTTGTATTCCTATATTCTCAGCATCTCGAATTGACTCGCCTCCAGGATTGCCGTTATGGATGTATGCACGAAGTGATAGTTGAAGAGAAGCAAGTTTACGTCCGTCTCCTCGATGTGTCCTAACCTCTTCTCGCGGTATAAAAGTAACAAACGGAAAGTCGTTCACTTCATTCAAAAATATAAACTGACGCTGTACATTGCCTTGTAGCACACTCGTCTTAGTATAAATATCTTCAACAAGAGCTTCAGCTACTTGAGTACGTCTAGTAGGCATCGTCACTCCTCATACGTTATCTCAATAGTTACATCAGCTATCCCATATGGAGTCATTAGTCCTTCATCTGTTCCTACTGAAACCACCCGTGACTCATGCACTGATAAGTTTGCCGAGGAATCGGCATAGCTGTTAACCACTGTTTCAATGTCTGACGCAAGATTCTCCGAATCATGGAGCGAATCATCGTCAGTCATTACATATCCTCTAATAGATTGTGTCATAGTTTTTAAAATTTGACCATCACCAAACTCATCATTATTCTCTCTTACCCCGCCAAAGGTAATAGTAGGAAAATCGTTGATATCATCCAAATATTTGTACGAACGGTGTACCTGTGTAGGAGTTGTGTTGAATACAGTATTGGCATTAGAAAATGTCACTGTAGGAGGAGATGTATAACTAGATCCGTTAGTAATGGTTACACCTGTCACAATTCGTGCCGTGGAATCAACCTGCACCGTTCCAGTGGCTGGGTCTAGTGCATTGGCAGGAGCATCAACGGAGTTGATTGACGCTGCTGTAATTTCAAAATGAGTGTTGATAGATGAAACAGCCGTCACTGTATTAGCAGCTATAGCTCCATTTGTCGTAATAGTGGTATCAAATGTTGACGGATTTTCAAAGTCTTCATACAAAAAGGTGGATCCAGGATCTGGATTAGCCGTGGATGGGTCTGGAAAAATAGCAGTACTTCTATTTGTAAAATGAATATCGTCAAGATATACTAAATCATTTGCTGTACCTGCTAATATTTGAACATTATTATCAGTAAAGTTATACCCATTTAGATTTGAACTACCTGATCCGCTTCCGCCTCTATTGATAAAAACATCTTCTTGATTTCCCCCAGAGTTTCTTACTTGATATGAACAATAATTCCAAGAATTAGCAGTAAGCCCAGATACAGAAGAATTATTAGGAAAAGGCTCATCTTCCAAATGGATACCGATATTTAAACTTCCCTGGTACTCCTGAACGTATACAACAACTCCATTATTTGAGTCACCACCTACTCGCATTATATTATAATTAGTACCTATAATTTGATCACTAGGCCAAACCCAAAAACCTAGAACCCCATATTGATTAAAAGGTAAACTTTGCCTGCTCTGAACTATATCCTATCTGGGTTCTTGTAATATCTACAACAACGTTTGGATTCGTAGTATAAGAGCCGCCTCCTGTATCTACCGTAAAAGTGACATTACCAGTATCAACCGTTGGAATCACATTAGCTGTAACCTTACCAGGAGACGAAAACTCAACTGTAGCTCCGTCATAGAATCTACCTGGATTATCAATCGTAACTGACGACACTGCTCCAGAGGTTAATTGCGCGATACCGTTAGCACGATTAGTTGCTGGATCATCTGAAATGCCTTTTAGTTGATGTACTAAATAGTTTAGGATTTCTGTACGTCGGGCCAAAGCTTTTCAATCACTTCCTCAATAGATTTAGATTCGCTAACTAAAACTTTATAAAGATTAGTTTTATTTGGTTGAAGATTATACCACCTCAAGATATACCTACAAACTTCCCAATCTGTAATTAACAAAAAGTTATCGTCAAACCATGCCTTTACATCTTCTCTAAGTGGTAAATGAGCTCCAATAATAATATGAGACTCAACCTCTTTAGGGTCATAGTGAGGGTGTAGAGGAGAACTACCATCTAAACACTGAAGACCTTTTTCGTCAATGGGGATAGCTAAGTCATCATATCCTACAGGGGGTAATCCGGGCCAGTAAAAATTACCTGAATCGTCGTCATCAGGATGGGTTGTGTTATACACTAAAGGACCGTATTTGTATTTTTCCATTTTTACCTCATAAAAAATTTTAAAGATTCGTCTAAACTTGTCGATTAGAAATTAAGTCTATAATACTACTCCCTTCAAGGGATGTCAAGAAGTGACCTGTTTTTTCAAAATTTCCCTTATAAAGGCTCTGTGGATGGGCGCAACGCGTGCGAATGACCTATAGTCCTAATAACCGCCCCCACCCTGCTAACCCTTTGATATCATTGACAAATAAAAATGATAAGTCACTGAAAACATTGGAAACTTTTTTCACTTTAGGGGTTTACTTGCTAGCGAAGGGTTGCTATAAATAATTATCAACAACGGAGGAAGACATGGCCAACATCAAATCAAACAAGGTTCGCAAACAGATTCTAGCAGAATATAACACTTGCTGCGCAGCTTGCGGTTGCACTGATACCGAGGCGTTACAGATTGACCATGTTATTCCACAGTCTAAGGGCGGCTCTGATGAGATTGATAACTTGCAGGTTCTTTGCTATGTTTGCAACACTCAAATCAAAGGCGCGGTTCAAACACCTAAACTTGATCCATCTAAGCCAAGCGGTTCGGTTGCCAAATGGCGGCGCGGTCGGATGGCTTTCCGCGCTTACATCAACGGCTTAAAGGCCTAAGCCGTTGATATCGTTGATAAATAAAAATGATAAGTCACTGAAAACATTGGAAACTAATTTGCGTCTTGGCCTTGATTTTGATACAATTAATGACTATCACGCTTCTGCTAGAATGATTGCCCAACGTAAAATGATTATCTTTGGCGTACTGATCGCCGTTGCTGTTATGCTTGGCGTTGTTTCAGGTTTTGCAATGGCATCTATTCCACATCAGGATTTTGCTTGGTGGGTTATGCTTGGCTGTTCATTCATCGCTATTCTTACATTCGTTTGGTCAATGCTCGGCTTTCTGTTTGCCTTGTTTGATTATCGCAACGAAACATCAACTCTTTATCGTTAGGAGATATCATGACAACTATCGGAACAATTATTCTTGCTTATCATATTATCGTATTCACTGCCGGAACCATTAACCATATAATGAACTAGGAGGCATCATGTTTCATCATAAAGAAATTAAAGAAGCAATCGTCGAACACAAGATCGGCTCGGCCATTGTTGGATCTGTCACAACTTTTATGATCTGGTTTGCTGGATCAGTTTTATGGGGGGCATTTTAATGGACTTTGATTTGGAACAACTCGAAAAAGAAATGGACGCAATGACAAAAGAAATGTCATTAGAAGAAATCGCGGCAATGGAAAAAGAAATTGTCGAGGGGTTCGGTCAATCATTCGAGGATATATTCGGGGCAGATTAGCCCCGATTTTTCTTATATAAAACAACAACTTAGCAGGGGTCTGGCGCCAGCTGGAACAAACCGTGAACAAAGCGTGAACGAGGGGCCCCGCCTGCAAAAAATCCAATGATTACAAGGTCTTACTAGCCAATGCTAACGCTCTGCATTAAGGCTAACCCATTGATATTGCTTGATAATAAAAATGATAACTCATTGATTTCATTGGAAACTATTTTC